AAATAAAAGTGATATCTTCCTTCTTCAAAGTCTTTTTCGCAATCCACTTTATCTGGTGCTCTTCTATCTTGGCAATATATGGCAACATATTCTTGTAAATTTGATACGTCACCATATTCTGGGGCAAATTGGTTTGCAATTTGTCCAACTTGTTGTGCTGTAAAATCAATATAATTATTTATGGATTTTTCCATACCTAAAACATCTGAGTCAAGATCGTTCTCGTAAGAATCAAACTTATATATTGTAAAATTTATACTATTTAATCTGTTTCTGTTTTTTAATGCATTTGAAGTATCACATCTATTAGATAATAAATCATTAATTAATTTACTTGATAAACTACGAATAAAATATAATAATGGATATACATCCCTTCCCTGTGAAATGACTTCATTGACAAACCATTCCGTGAACCATTCGACGCTAACAGGAACATCCAAAATATTGACATATCTCAAAACTGATGGATTAGCAATATCTTTATAAAAAGCAGTTCCAAAGATAAATCTTGGCAAATCTACATCATTATTTACTTCTCTCGTAACATTACCGCCATCATCAATATAAATGCCTGTTCTCATTTTTTGATACATTCTATTAATAGCTAAGGCAAATAAATCCCCTAAATAAAAAAATGCTAAATTATATTTTCCTTCAACATTTTCTGGAACTAGATTGTTTAATTTATCATTTGATTTGTTTTCTCTATCTACTTCTGCAACTGCTTCTTGTGCAGCTTTGGCTATTTCTGATGGATTTGGTTTCCATGTTATTGCTGTGTCGCTTGCAAGTGCTTCTGCTCCGTACTCTAACACTCTATTTCTTAGTTCAGTATATGTTTCATTATTAACTTGAATATAATATATCGCTTTTCTTGCTTGCAAAGATTCAATTATACTTCTAAAAGATTCTTTATTTAATTCATCTATTCTTGATTCATATTCTTTAGTTAATTGTTCATATTCTTGTTTTGCGTTGTCTATTTCTTGTGCAGTTGGACCATCACTTGATTCTGAGTCTGCGGATAAAATAGAATTTAAATTATGTAATTTTACTCTTTTTTCATCAATTTCATGTTGTTGTTCTGATGTTCTAAGGAAATCTCCGTCTTCATTAGCCATAATGCTTTCAAAATAAGCTCTATAATTTATTTCAAGTTTTAATGAACCATCTTGGTCAAAATCAAATTTATGGTCAATTAAAGTAAGAATTAATGTTGAAGTATTTGCTTTTAAACTTTCAATTTGTTCATTAGAAAATAAACTTGTATTTTCTGTTTTCCAACCAACTTGTATTTTAATTCTGTAATATCTTGGGTCATACTGTCTAGCATCAGTAAATTTTTTATTACCTCTCAAAATTAAATCTGCATATCTAAACGTTATAGCGTCATATTCACCAGATGATGAATTTGGTTTTATACTGTATATGTTAAATTGCTCTATAATATCATTTAAACTTTTTGCAAACAAAACTAATTTTGCTTTTATATCAACTTTTGATGATACTGGATTTGAACCTTCAAATTGCCAATCAAAACTTTTTAAACCAACATTTATTGGAGCATCAGATAGTTGGCTAAGAGAGCTATTTTGTTCTGCATTCCATATTCTTCCGCTTGTAGATAAGCCATTTGTCCAACCAGCATGAGTTGAAAATGGAATCAAATAATCTAAATTTGTTCCATCGTCTAATTGCTGAACTTTGTAAAGTCTAACTACTGGTGTAATTGAAGAAAGTTGAGCAGTTGTAAAATCTAAAAATCTTGACTTTTTTTCTGAGCCATTTATAAGAGAAGAAAATATCTCTCCATCACCATACATACCTATCATGTATGGATTATTTGGGCCGCCGCCGCCACATGCTGCGTCTTCTGTGTCGATAGAATTTTGATTATCTTGAGATGTTCTCCAATTAAAATTAAGTTCTGCAAGATTAGATATAAAATCTATCAATATACATTGTGCGTTTAATCTTTCGTCTGTTGCTTTTTCTCCAGCAGTTTGTTGTGGAGCAGTTGTCGGTGGGGCAGAAGTTGAAGCAGCAGTTGGGGTAGCGGTTGCTGTGGTGCCAGAAGTTCCTGCGTCTGGAGGGTCCGCGTCGGGTAATGATTCGCCTAAATCTGGCTCCTCAGTTGCGTCAGATTGTTCAAGAGAATCCCAGACTGATTCTGCTCCATCATCAACTGATGTTCCATCTGGTTGATTTTCAGCCATATAATCTATCCTCTATAAAATGATAAAATTCTTTCAAACGGAATTGGAATCAAAACAACATCGCCTATTGATAAATGTGCTTCTGTTGGTTTATTATTAAATCTTGCAATAATCCACCAATATGATGGGTCTTGATAATACTGCGTTGATAATTTATGATATTTATCGCCAACTTTCCAAACGTGTTGCAATACTTGTAGTAAATTTAATTGACCACTTGTTAATTGTGTATAATTTGGTGTGCTATAATGAGTGATAGAATTTTTATCTCTTAAATCTTCTATCATATTTCCAGTTGTTGTAATTGTTCTTGTTCTTGAATATCTTGACATTATTTACTATCCTCTATAAATTCATATTTATTAGCAACTCTTTCGGCTTCTTCGGCACTTGCTGGCGTTCCATATTCGTCTTGTCTTTGTGCGGAAAGGTCACCTGCCATATATGCTTGAGTAGCACCCTCTCTTCTGCGGCTTGGGTCTGAAAGTTGGTCCGTAGTTTCAGAACTTGCAAGTTCTGGGTCTGCATAAATTTCATCAATTTCACTAGTTGGTATAACAACGCTTGGAAGTGTAGGACCGCGGATTCTTTCGGGGGAAGTTGGTGTTGTTTCTGCTGCATTTACTCCACTTGCTTCTGCTTCTCTTTTTGCCTCAGCATCTCCACTAGGACCGGTACCGGCAGCAGTAGTCGCTGTAGCAGGAACAGGAGCGCCGGTTGTTGTTGCTGTTACACTTGCTACGCTAGCAATAGAGCCACCAGCAGTAGTTGAACCCCAAGGAAATATTCTAGAATTTTGCTGTTCTGTAGATAAATTGCTTTTAAGATTACCAATCCATTTATAACTATTTCCAGATTTTATCCAGCCGGGTGTTTCTTCGTGCAAAACAGTAAAATTCATAGAAATTTTTGTTTCTTTTGGAAATAACATATCATTATCGTCAGAAAAGAAAAAACCTGTTTCTAAAACAGGTGCAAAATTAAATGTTGTTGGTGCAACCAAAAGACCATTATCTTCATAACTGCTACCATCATGTACATTTTTTTGTATTAAATTTGCAAATCTAACTCTTAATAATGGAGATTCTCGTATTCCCAAAGCATCAGCACAAGTATTTCCAATTTTATCATATACAGGGTATAAAAAACGAGCTAGCTGAGATAAATGTGCGAGTATTATAGATGAATGATCTTTATCATATGCTGGTAAAACCCAAGTAACTGATACTGTTCTTGTTGTATTTTGGTATCTCTGTATTGCATCCATACGACCATAAACATTTTCTGCTGAAAACGAAGGTTTAAAATCTTCAGAATAGTTTGTTATAATGGCAGGAAATTTAACAATATATTCTGTTGGAACATGAATTATATACAAACTTGCAACTTCTTTATTGCCATAATAAGAAAAATAATCCTCCGGCGAACCTTCTGGGGTTGAATTATCTTTTTTTAAATACTCAGAAATTGGGGCATTTATTTTATTTTTTGTATATGAAAAAAATGGCATAAACTATATTTCCTTATCTATTGTATTGAGTAGTAACTTTATTTACTTCTTCAGAGAATTTATTACCATCTTGATAAATTACTTGTTGAGTTGTTGATTTAAACTTATCGCTTTCAAATACTATCTTTTCTACTGTGCCTTTGAAACTTGTATTATCATCAAATTTAATATGAACTTCTTTCATAACAATAAATTTTTCTGGTACTTGTGAAGTTGCAGGAGAAGTTGCAGTAGGAGTTGTTTTTGTAGTAGTGGCAAATTGTTGAAGCGATAATAAGGCTTCTTTATCGCCAGTAATGCGAACATCAATATTGACAACAAATGTTTTACTCGATAATTCTGTTAAAATTGACACTATTTCATGTAATTGTAATAATTTTTGTGTAAGATTGTCTGTTCCTAAAAGAGCAAATGTGGCACCAATATTTGTAAAGATTCCGGCTACTGAATTAAAAATATTGCCTACTGATTCTATGATAGGACTAAAAATTGTCATAAATGAATTAACGGCATTAGATACTGAATCAATTACCGAAACCAAAGAATATCCAAATGCTAAAACAAGACCTGCAATCGCAACAATCGCTAATGCAACTATTCCAACTATTAAAACAATTTGTATTGTTACAGATGCTAGTGCTAATGAAAACACTAAAGTTGCTGCTGCAAGTTCTAGCATACCTCCTGCGGCTGCTGTCAATCCTCCAGCAGCAACGCCTCCAGCGGCTCCAGCAAGAGCAAGTCCAGCACCTAACGCTGCCATTGTTGGAATTGCTGCGATAGCTCCTGCTGCCATTGTGGCAAGTATTGAAACGAAAGCAGCAAACCCAAGAATAATAACCCCAATAATAAGGGAAATAACTTCATGTTCTTTAGAAAACAAAGCCAGATATTGTGTATATTCAGCAATTTTAGCTGTAACGGCATTTAATAAGGTGAAAACTGGAGTTAATAAAGAAAGTAAGTTTTTAAAAGCATTAGCTAATTGTTCCATTGCTGGCAACGAAGCAATAAGCGCATCATTTAATCTTTCTTGAATTTCTGCATTCTTTAATTCTCTTTGCTCTTTATCTGCCAACATTCTTCCTCTTTCGAATTCGTCAACATTTAAAAATCTTAATGCTTCTTGTTGGTTCTTTAACCCAAGCGTGCTTTGAATGGTGGTTAGCATGAACTTCTTTTGTATTGGGTCCATACTTTCTACAGAAACACCAGCGTCCCTAAAAGCCTCGGAAATCATTTGAACTTGTTCTGCTGGTTCTGCGTACATCATTTCTGTTACGGAAAGATAATCTGCTCCCAATAAAGCATTTAATTTTCCAACTTGTTCCGCTGCTGATTCAAATGTATTAAACTTTTGAGATACTCCAACTAAAGTGTCTAATGCAATTCCAGTTGCTGTTGCTTGTCCTTGTAACGTGACAAGCGCATCAGTACCAAATATTAAAATTATATCAACATTTCTTTGTATTATTGCAGCAGATTCAGTTAATGAACCATTCATCGTTTTTAAAGCAAGAGTTGTTTTAGCCATTTCATCAGTAGCAACTGCGGTGCTTGTTGCGTTAGTTCCCATTGAATCTGATACTAATCTTATATTTTCTGCGCTTGTTTTTGAGGAAATACCTAATTGCTCCAGTTGTGCTACTGTAGTTGTTATATTAGTTAAATTCTTTTGTTGTGCATCGCCAAATGAATTAACTCCGTTAATTGCTTCAATGTACGCTTTTGAAACTTGCGGAATTGTTGTGCTTACGGCAATCATTGCATTTGAAGTATTTACGCCAAATATGCTAATGTTTTCAGAAGATTCCCTCATAACTTTTGATAAATCACTAAATGTTCCAATTACATCGCCAGTTGATTTTACATAATCTGCTCTTGATTTATCATAAGCATTTGCTAGTTGTTGGCTTGAACCAAGAATAGAATCGGATATATTGTTAAGAAGATTTGAAAAACCTTGAAGTGTTCCAAATGTTTTTGTTACAGCCTTTGTAAGATTCAGTAATCCTTGACCAGCAGAATCAGTTTCTTTAGTCAAAGAACCAAAAGATTTAATTAAATCAACATTTGAAGAACTTAATTTATTAAAAGATTCATTTGCTTTTTTAGCTTTTTCATTAAGCTCAGACATTTGCTGATTGGTTCTTGCAACAGAATCCGTTACGGCAGCAATTTGACTAATATCTGGAGTATCTGCCATAGGCGATTATATTCCTTCTTTACAATAAATAGAGAACAAATAAAAAATGCAGGATTGCTCCTGCATTTAATTATTTTGTTTTTCGTGCAGCTTCTTCAGCTTCTTTGTTTTCTTTTTCAATTTGTTGAGATAATCTCTTGACAAACCAATTTCTCAAACCAATTGGAAGATTATAAAATTCTGTAAAACTCCAGCCACTATAATATTTCATATAAAAGAAATTTTCATAAATTTCTTCCATGTATTTATCACTTAGGCCAAAAAAACTCCGCAGTAAGCGGAATATCAACCTCCTGTGAGTGAGAACAGAATGAGCATGAAAAATCATATTTCATATCAAGAGAAGGAGAAACTTTCTTATACATTGTTCTAAGATATTTTGCATCCATTGCTCTTAATGTGGAAATAAATCTATCTAAAGTTTGTTGGTCTGAGATACCATTTACAGAAACAATAGACATTTTTAATTGGTCAGTTGCGGCAGATTCAAGAAGATTCTTTCTTTTTCTATTTTCATTTAATTCAAAAAGGAATTTTTCGTCTTTTCCACTAAGCAACTTCATTTGAACTTTATAATTTAACTTTGGAATGGTTACAACAAATGTACCATCTGCCAAATAATCTACTTCTCCATCTTCATGGTTTTTGCCGTTATTGACAACAGATGTAGAAAGGTCATAGTTAATTTCATTTTTGGAATTGCATGAAGGGCAATTAATTTGAAACTTATATTCTGGTCCATAACCTGTTATTCTTGAAGCAACAATCATAGCAGAACGGTCGCAAGATAATACAGAATCTATATTTATTCTTTTATCTACTATGATATTTTGCAGCATCTTATCTACAGCAATACCCTTTTTAATTAAAGTTTGAGAAGTTAAAATATCTTCTTCTTTTGCTGTCATATATCTAATTTCTATTTGCTCTTTCCCATTAAGCAAATGATTAGACGCATAAAAATTACCACCAGATGGTAAATCCACATAATCAGTTGGCACAACAAAGTCTAATGTTGCAGTTGTGCTTGGGGCTGATTCATCGTGTGGAACATCTGGTGATGTTTGAAATCTATCACCATTATTACGCAATATACACCTCTAAATTAAAACGTAATTTACTCTATAAAACGCTTTGCTGTTCCATTTGTTGGAGCATAAGCTTTGATTGTTTCTGTTTCATCTGCACCAACTCTATTAATTGTGCAAGTAGCCCAATCGTATTTTAAAGATAATTTAAGAACATTTAAATCATCACCATCGTATTTATAGGCACCCCAATCAATTTTAGTGACAATTGGTTGGTATAACTCCCAAGTTTCCAAAGGCTGTCCTTGGTCATCAATTTGACTAACAGAAATTAAGCCCAAAGAAGTTGTTGTTTTTCTTTTAGAAACATTAATCAAACCACCAGTTGATGCGTCATCTGGGATTTGATAACCCATAGATTCCAGAAGTTGTGCAAGAGAACCAGCGGCGTCAATTGGGTCAGTTGGGTCAATCATATCAATTGTTATTTCATTCCACTCAACAGAACCCGGATAGTTAAAGCTATGATTCAAATATCTGTGTGCAGTAGTTTTGATAGTTGCTACAGGCTTGGTAAATGATTTAGCATACCATACTGTAGAGCCGTTAGTAGAATCGTTTAGTGATTCAACAGAAACTACAAATCTAGAAACTCTTTTTGGGTCTTGTGCTTTTCCATCAACTCCGGTCCAAAATGGCATTTTATTAGTTCTCCCTTATATTTCTAAATATAAATAGTATTAAGTACCTAAAGTAGCACCAGAACGTGTAATAATAAAGTCAATTGCGATAAACTCTATTGCTCTGGCTGGTTTGATATAAACTTTTGCGTACATAATATTTCTGTCAATTAAATCTGGTGTTGTTGTCTTGTTATCAAGAACAACTTTGTAATCGGTTATGCCACCGCGAGTTGCGACGTTACGTAAGAATCTTTCTGTTCTATTCTTGAATTGATTCCAAGTAGCTTCAATGTTTTGTTGGAAAAGAATGTCTCTTGAAATTCTTGTAACTTCTCTCTTAACAAACAACATTAATCTACGAACGTTAATTCTGTCAAGAGCAGATGGTGTAATTTGAAGAGTCTTTTGTCCATATACAACCAAGCCTTCTGATGGGAATGAAGCAATTGGATTGATGTTTGCTTCATAGAGTGTATCTCTTTCGTCAGCGTTTAATCTGTAAGAAATACCGACAACATTCAATCCTGCTGCTCCAGCAGACAATCCACCACGAACGAATCCTGCTGGTGCAAACCAAACTTCGGAAGCTGCTTCGGAGCTAGCTAAAGTTCCAAGTGCTATAACCGAAGGTGGCATAAACAATTGTTGTGAAGTACCTGTATCTTCAACTTTGACGTATGGGAAGAATGAACAACCATAACTTGAATTTATGTTTCTAGCAACCAAATCATCTGCTGCTTGTTGTGGGTCTGGTCTTCTTGATTGTGCATCTTGTGAAACATTTTCATAAACTGGAATGTAATCATATTTAAGGTCTATAATTGCAAGAGAATCAGTTCTGCTTTCACAAACTTTAATCATATTCTCTGTCAATGTAGAATTTTTAACGCCGGGCATTGCCATAAGGTTACATTCAACAAAATCAACATCATCTACAGTATCTAATGCTCTTTGAAGAGAATAGAAAGCATAGTTTGTTGTTTCATTCGCGTTTGTGCTATCGCCAAGTATTTCGCTGTTTATAATTGGTTCTTTTTCGGTTATATCAAATCCGTCAAAACCACCATAGAATGAAACTGTGAATCTAGGAAGAACATCGTTTTGGAGAACATAAGAATATCCACCAGACAATGCTGTTGCTGAAGTTCCTGCTACTCTTGCACCTTCAGAATAAGAAACGCCAGTTACGTTTCCACTTGAATCTCTTGTAACGATTATATCATCAAGCGAGAACTTGTATGAATATTCAGTTGCTGATGATGTAGTGTCAAATGTGGCAAAATCAACTGGAAGTGGGTATGATAAATCAGAAACACCAGTATCAAAAGTTGTACTTGAATCATTTCTTTGATAATCGGCACCAAAATATGTTCTCTTGGCAACTCTTCCGCCGTGGTCTGTATAATCTGCACGTTTTGCATATGATGGGAATATGAATGAACCAGTAAAATCAACATTTCCAACTTTCATAAATTCGCTAGCAGTTCCCTTAGAATGTGCAATTGTATTGTTGCCTTTAACATATACATCGTTAAATTGAGAAGAAGCAGAAGATACAGAACCAAATGTAGATGCATAAGCACTACCAGAATGTACAGTAAAGCCCTTAAACTTCATGCCACCAAGAATACCGAATGGAAGATATCTGGTATCTGTTGCGCCAGCATCAACATCTTCATTCATGACTACTCTAAGATATTTAGACTTGTTATCGTAATTACCGTATTCATCAAGTCTCTTATTTACTTCGTCCCATTGATAATATTTATCACCAATTTTTCTAGCAATATAAGATTCTGCATTTGGGTCAAGAGTTAGGCTGCTAAATGTTTCAAGAACTTGTGGGCTTCTATCTATATCAGATGCTACTCTTACTTGAATACCAAATGTTCCATATGGATAAATGTCTGGATTTGATGCCTCTTTAACATCTATGATAGATACTTTGATATTCTTTTGTGTCCATTCTCCTTCATCAAGCGAAACAAGTTTGAAGAGTTTTGCCATATTTACTGGATTGTATGAGCCAGAATTTGTTGAAAGGTCTTGAGAAATAAACCAACCAGTTTCTGCTGCTTGGGATTCCATTCTCATGCTACCCTTATTAGAAGAGCCGCTTTGAAGAGCAAGAATAACACCAAATTGCTCTCCAGCAGTTAAGGATGAAATATCACCAACTGTTTCTTGTATTGAGCGTTCGAAAGATTCACCTAACCAATATATTTCGCTATTTGTTGTTGTGGTTACGGTTGAGTTTGTAAATATTGGATTGGTATTAAATACTTTTCTAATATATAAATCAGAAGCAGGATTAAAGTTGAATGAGCTTGTTAAAATTGCACCATCAGAAGAGTTCTTTACAATTGCTGTAAATTCTGCGTTATCTCCAGTTGAGCTAACAAGAATAGCACTACCAGTTACATCTAAACCAGCACCTGTTCCTCTTGAAGCACCAGAAAGAACAATAGAACCACCGTTATTAACATACCAAACTGCGGCAAGTGTTCCTGTTAAATGAGTGGAGCCAGAACCAATAATAAATAATCCGTAAGCACCACCATTTTGTGCGATTGTTGCACTAGCAGTTGCCACATTTGTTTGCCAACCTGCTTTACCAGCATCAGTTGCATTGCTTGCATTCTTACCAGTAATACGGAAGAAAGTAACTGGTCCTACGTTTGCATTTAAGTAGGCTTGTGCTGCATAAGGAGCGTAAGTTGGTGCTGTGTAGTTTCCTGTTCTCCAAACATCACCACCAGCATTACCGGGAATTGGTTCTCCAAAGATTTGAACAAAATCATCGTATGAAGCGACTTGAATTGGACGCATTGAAGGACCATGTTCTGCTCTACCAATTATGATTGGTCCTACACCAATTTCTGCTGCTGGGACAACGGATTTGTCAATCTCATTAATGTAGATGCCGGGAGAAATAAAACGGAAACTTGATGCAGCCATATTGGATGAACTCCTTTGAATTTAAATATCTGGTAGTAAATAGTCGTAAAAAATACAAAAACCCATTGTTTATTTAAGAGAATTAATAATAACTGATTCTCTTGGCATTTTAAATTCTACGACAGTTTCTCTAATAATTATATTTGGAGCATCATTGGTATCAGAATCAGAAAAAATATATCCAAGAACATCAAATTTAATATCTGTTACATATACTCTTTCATTATTCTGCATGTTTTTGGCATTATTATTCATTGTAGCGACAGAATCATTTGGATACATTAATTCATAACTGTGACCATCACGACGTATTGAGAATATTCTTGATTGTCCATTCACAGCAATAAATTGTGTAATCATATTATTCATTTGTTCTATATAATAACTTTTTAAACTTATAGTATAGGAACACTTAACATGCACAGGAATTGGTGCAGATATTATTTCATAAACAATTTTTTTGTTTTTAAACTTATCGTTAAATTGCTGTGCTTGCTTAAATGCATCAACATTAGCAAAATCTGTGCTTTTTGCTTGTTGAATTAACTTATCTATTGAGATTACACCAGAACCATTATAATAATCAAACTTGGATGGTATAGATGCTTGATACTTTCCTCTAAAGTTTGCTGCGGGCGTTGTATTTGTTCTTTCAATTGAAATTAATGGAAGTATTAATCTTCCAGAATTATCTCTTAAATCTTTATTGTTTTTAATTTGGAATGCGCGTTCAGCAGAAGTCCAAATAATTGGAACTTTTTTATAACCTTCATGCGTAACTAAATGAACATTTATTCTTTCGTTTAACCAATCATAAACTGCAAAATCAATTGTTTCTAATTTAGATGGAGACAAAGGAAGAGAAAATGTTCTTGGGTCTATTGGTCTTTGCATTTAGTTATCCCACAAATACCAATGATGGTATTTTCTGTCCAACTTTTTGAAGATTATCTGATAATGTACCTTGTTGCTCAATAATCTTTGGATAAGTCATTTCAGCAAGAATTGTCTTTAATTCATCGCGCAATTCTTTCTTTTCCGCTGCTGCCTCTGTTAATAAAGCAGTACCATTTAATTGTACAGATTCGCCGGGAATTGGTATTATATTGAACTTAGAACGAACGTGTCCTAATATTTCCTTGCAAACAGCAAGTGCATATCTTCTAATCCATTGCTTACCAATTGAATTTATGCTTTCATATGGTATATTAGCGAATGGAAGAGTGTTCATATTATTGACGCCATTTACACCAGTATCGACTCCTTCTTCACTTTCTGTCCAAGGGTCTGAAGGAATTGTAAATTCAACCCAGAACTTTTGTGGAGTTGCAATATTTGGTACTGGAAACAATCTTAACATATTGTTTTTGATTTCAAAAGAATAGTGTGAGTTTCTGGTATATATTGCAGTTTCGTATGCCATTGCTTGAAGTTTGTTTTGCCATGTTGGAATAACTTCAAACGTTGAATCATCAGCATATTGTCCATAAGAAGACATATTGCCAATTGTATTTAAACCACCATAATAACCAAAAAATCTCCACATCGATTGTGGAGTTTTGTAGAATACTCTTCTTATAACTACTTTCTTTGAACCTACTTTACCTGCATATGGAACATTGTTTCCATTAACATCTATGCCACTAATTGATGCTGATTCTATTATGTTTTGTAAATCATAATCTTGAACATCAACAACTGTACTTAATGAAGCTGAATATATTGGGTCATTTGATGATAAGCCCCCTTCAAGAGCAAATGCCTTGCCGTAGTTTCTAAAATAATCTAAAGAATACTTTGGATACTTTAAGGCAACATTTAAGGCACCAGAAACAATTTCACCATCTTGGTCAAATGAACCAGTTGATTTTCCAAGCATTGATGGTAGCGCATTTGTTGCTTGATGTAAATTAACAAGATACGAATATTCTAATACTGCTTCTTCGTATGCAGCATACACATTTCCAGTTGTTAATTCAATATCTAATATGTCACCACCAAGTTTTTTATAAACATATGCAACTTGGTCTGCCGCACCAGATATAAATGCTGGCGAATCGGAATAAATTCCAAATGGTAATGCTACAGCAACATCGCTAAGATTACCAGCAGAAGGAAGGACAATAGCACTTAAAGTGCTTGCAGGGGTTAAGGTAGGAACAGCCATACAATAAGTAGTTAAATAACTTGATAAATACAAACTAAACTTTAAGTTTAGATTTGGAAACAAAAAACCCCCCGATATTTCTATCGGAGGGCTTCTTATCGTTAATAACGTTTAGTTATTAAGCGCCGGATTCTC